TCTTGATAGCACGCCTGGTAATCGGCTTTGGCTTTCTCATACAGGGCCAAAACCTGGTTGTATTTGGCCTCAAAATCCACTTCTGGCGGCGTTTCCAAAACCGGAAAGCTGTAGTCCTTTTCACTTAAAAACCCGCGCTGTAAGTAGCTTTGGTTGGGGGTAATGGTCTGGTTGTCTGGAGCAGACGGTTTGACATATAACACGCCGCTGGGGTCGATGGTGGTGTCTTTTCCTGTGCCGCGCTTCATAATATTGCTGTCGTTTTTCAATTCTATCGTGTAGCAGGGCCACTTGGTGTCGGCGTCAAATTCAATGTGCAAATGCTCGCCGCTGGTGTACTGCCCCGTGTTGCCCATTAAGCCGATTTTGGTCGCAGTGGTGACTTTTTGCCCCTTTTGGCAATACAGCTTGTCCATGTGGTAGCAGCGGGCCACCAGGTCAGCCACGCCGCCGGTGCGCAGGTACACGCTTTTGTACAAAACCACCGCCGTGTTGCCGTATACGTTATCAAACCCCGCGGCGATAACCTCGCCATCTCCCATTGCCCACACGGTTTTGTCAGCACTGGACCAATAGTCCACCCCGTAATGCGGCCTGCCCCACGCTTTTTGGTAGGCGGCGTTTTTGTACCCGCACAGCACTTGGCAGTTGTTTAATGGCAAAATGAGTTTTTGCATCATTCGTCCCCCTTGTTATGCTTTTCGCTTTGGGTGCCAAAGTAAAAGGCCACCACCATTGTCACAATGCTCATCACCACATCAGGGGCCAGCTTGTTGGTTAAGGCAAGCACGGCAAACACCGCAATGACAACGAGCGTTACAATGGTTTTCACTTTGATTAAATCTGCTAAATTCTTTTTCATTCGCTTGTCCCCCTTTATTTTAAAATCAGGGCTAAAACTGCTCCTAGAATACCGCCAAGCAGGGTGGTAACCAGGCAGCTCATGGCCGTTTTTACTAGATGATTCCATTTTTGCGCAGGCAGCTTTTCCAATATCTCTAACCGTTTGCCCTGTTTCTCCTGTTCTTTTACCATGCTTTCCACGCTCATGGCAAGGCGCTCCACCGAGGTGGTAAGCGCACCCATTTGCCGCACGTTTTCTTCTAACAGCTCTAGGCGCTTGTTCTGCCGGTTATTTTCCGCCGCCAGATTCTGGTTGGCTAACTCCATGCTGCGGCGAAATTCCTCATGCTCGGCCCTTGTAATCGGCGTGTCCATCCATCATTCCCTCCTCCAATTGACTACTTAAAATAGACAATCAGTACTTTAATACAGATATTTGGCGTAAAATACTAGTCGTTCGTTTGCTCCCCTGTGATTTCGTCAGCCTGCTGACGACTGATAAATGTAGGCGCATAGGCCCTAACTTGTTCTTTGGTGAGCTTGCCCGTTTGGTATTGTAGTTTTAAAAATTCATAAAACATATCTACACCTCCGCTAACATTGTCATTAGGCCCAGGGTGGCGGCTTCGGCAGCCTCCAGGCGCTCTTTCAGAGCCTGGTTTTCGCTTTCCAACATAGAAATCTTTTCGCTGTCCGTGGGAATGCGCTCAATTGGTTGGCCGTCTCTCAGGAATACTCCGTTTTCGTAGGTATCGCCCGGTTGCACCGGGTATTGCTCGCAGGGGGCCAGCGTACAGTGCATCACGCTTTCCAGTTTTAGGGCGCTAAGCCCTGTGCATTCTATCACATTGTCTACTCTTCCTTGTCGTATTGCTGCGTATCGCATCAGTTTACCTCCTCTGTTGTTGTGTTGGCGCTGGCGGTGCTCCAATCGCCCCAGCGGATGATGGCGAGGCCGCTGCCGCCGGAGCCGCCGTTACCCCATCCAGCGCCGCCTCCGCCTCCGCCCGTTCCGTTGGCCCCTGCTATTCCAGGGTTCCCAGCGTATTCCTTGCCGCCAGTAGTATAATATGCACCTCGACCGCCAGAACCTCCGCCGCCTTCACCACCTGCACCCCCCGCGGCGTAACTGCGCCCTGTACCTCCTCCGCCGCCACCGCCGCCGGAAAATAGGCGTTTGGTAGTATTTTGAAATTCATATGTGCTTGCTGTTTGCCCTTCCCCGTTATTGATAAGTGCTGTATGGTCATATCCTACGCCAACGCTTCCGTTTGCGCCGTTTGAACCACCCGCACCGCCATTTCCATAAGGGGAAGTGCTACACCAACTACCGCCGCCTCCACCACCAGAGCCACCGTCGCCACCCTTGGCGCAATTTGTCGCTCCAGTGCTTAAGTAATACCTATAATATTCTCCGCCGCGGCCGCCTGTTGCGATGTACTTCTCATTAAATGATGTTTCACCGCCTGCATTCCCGTTTGTTTTTGCCATAGGTGCGGCGCCTCCTGCTCCTACCACGACGGAATATTCTGCGGATGCCTCTATAGAAATAGAAAAAACTGTTTTAGCATATCCGCCGCCTCCGCCGCCTCCACCGGCGACCTTAGAATCATCACTCAAAGAACTGCCCGCTCCTGCGCCAGAACCTCCGCCTCCAACGAGAAATAAATCAACCACACCGTTTTTGGGAAAGGTCATTACACCACTGGAATAGCATTCAATGTAGCCTTTAGATGCGTCACCAAAAATTTGTGATGTGCCTGTGTAGTTAGGAATCCCAGCGCTGCCGCCTCCGCTGTCGTCGGGTTCGGCGGTCTGGCCGTCTTGCACCACCATGTGCAAAGAGCTCCCGTCTATGCCGGTTTGAAACTGGTTTTGCCAGTTCCTGGGGAAAACGCGGAAGTTGTATTCCACCCCTTGTTCTAATTTAGAACCTGGGATGAACATGCTTTCTGCGCCTGATTGGGTAGTGAGGAAACCATCTGCATCTACATAAAGGGTGTTTGCGTCCAGCACAAAGGCCGGACGGATGCCCTGTGAATCTGTACATCCTATATAGGTAGGAGCTCCGGTCTCTTTTACACCCATTGCAAAGCTGCTGTCCATCTGGTAGGGCGAGCGTAAAAAGTAGTCTGAGGGTGCTCCGCCTAAATTGGCAATGCGGATTTCGTCCACCGCAGATTCAGCGGTATTTACAAAATATGTTAATGTGCTTCCGTCCGCCGGAACGTTTTGACTGTAGGATTTGGTTATCTTCACCTCATAAGCCGAAAGCAAAAACGCATACACCGGCAGCCCGTCTCCGCCAGAGGCAACACTGGCGGAACTCCCGCTGCCATTTACATACGGTATTTTTACTTGTTTTATCCAGCCTCTGGTTTCATCGTCAAACTGGTTTAAAAATTCACCATTTAAATAGGTGTTAATAGTAGAGGCGCTGTAATTATTGCTCTGTGAGGCATTCCATTGGCGGTTTTGATAAATATCTTTCATCAAAAGCCAAGTGCCGTTGCAGCTGTCGTCGTACATGCTTGATGGCTTGCCCTGCTGCGCAACGATGAATTCGGTTGTGGTGTTGTTAAATTTGGTCTTCACCACGCTGCCCACCGCCACATCTGCCAGTTTTGTGTTTGCCATGTTCTCCTCTCCTTTCTATACCAACAGGGTGTAGTAGCCCTCGTCGTCGGGTTCTTTTGATATAAGAATATCGCCGGAAAGATTCATCACCGGACGGATTCCAAACGAATTGACTGCCTGTGCAGATGCTAAATTTCCTTGTTTTGAGACAGCAAATTGGGAATAGACATCTCGCTTTGTTCTCGTAAAATATGGTTGTTCGGACGCGGCGCGTTTGGCGTCGTTGTCAAAATACGCGATTTCTGTCCCTTCTATCTTATCCGCAGACAACCCCATTTCTTTTACAGAAAATAGAAATACCTGGTCTTCAATGATGGTTGCCGTCCCACCCTGGGGCACTGTGACAATAGAAGTCACAAGAATGTATGGAATCAATTCGGTTCTGAACTGGGATAGATAGGTAGTGTTGAGATAGGTACGAATTTCCGAATCCGAATAATCTGTCTGAACATTGCTGTCTAAGGCTCTACTAAACTCCACATCGTCCGGCCATACCGTTATGGAATTGGGCGAGTACCCCATATGTCCTTTTGCAATGATGGTTTTATGGATGTACGTTCCCTCCACTGTGGTAGGCAGCTTCACCTTGCTGCCCACCGCTAGCGCGCTTAAAGGCTGGCCGGACGCAGGCGCTTCACCCTTGGGGAACACCATGTGCTCTCCGTCATACGGGTGCAAAATGGCCCCCCGGCTGGCCTTTTTAAAGGTTACCCAGTAGTCTTTCAAGTACGCATAGCTGGCCTCACTGGGCGGGTCTATGCTTAAAGCAACGCCCCCATTTTCCCCCACTGCCTTTAAGCCTGTTACCTGTATGGGCGTGGTACGGGCTAACTGTTTTCCCTGCCCGGATGTCCCAAAAATTATGCTCATGCAATCGCTCCCTCTGTTACATTCGTCACGGTAATCTGCGCGGCCACTTCCATATCCGGCGGAAATTCCGTTACCGCATATACCGTGCCGTTTACGTTGGCCGTTGTTATGCCAGCGGGTATGCTGTTCATCATGCTGGGCGGTATGGCAATATCCACCTTTTGGCCCACCGTAAACGTTACCCCTATTATCTGCTGAATATACATGCCATTCAATGACACTTCGTCTATGCTGCTCAACGCCCACCCAGACGACGATAGCGTGATGCTGTATAGATTATTTGACAAAAATAATATAGGGGTTGCGACATTCTTTAAATCGCTTACCTGTGTAGCCTCTGCCGTATAAGTTGCTAAGCTCATCTCAAAAATACTGCCGCCACGATTGATATCCTCCTGTATCAATGCGGGCAATATATTTTCTGCCTGTGTAGTTAAAACAATGGGCGATTCTGCATTATCCAAATCTATGCGCACCAACAATCGACCTTGTAATGTGCCGGTTTGTGAAAGCTCTGCTAAAATTGTTTCGCTCTCAATCACGAACACCCTGCCGCGTATTGCCCCACGGCCAGCAGACACTTGGAGCTGATTGGCCCCCAAATGTGTTACCTCGCAACCCTCAAATATTCCGCTTTGTTCGGACAATAAAAAATCATAGAGCAAAGCGTCGTCGGTTGGGGTAATTACACTGCCCGTGTACTGCTTTAATTCAATCATGCGTCCTTTCTCCTTTCCAAAACCAGCTTTTTGGTTAGCTCCATGCGAATACTGCCAAAGATAAGCGTTTTTATTCCGTTTTTGCTTTCAAAACCAGTTAAAATGCTTGTATAAACTTTGTCGCCTATATAAATTGCCCCTTGGTCGCCAATTCTCCAAGTATTCGGCTCCATAAGCGGGTCGCCCTCCCAAAAGGAAAGCTCTATCAATTGCTCATACTTTTGTGGCAGCAGCTGCTCGGTTGCACGGTTTAGTGCGTCCTGCTCAAAATCCTCAGAGCCCTCAATATATTCCACAGAAAAAAAGACAGGCGTTATCCTGTCTTTATCCTGTGTGCCTATCGTTCCGTCTTCATACAAATAATAGGTGATTTTTTGCGTCTCATCTTCGCTTTTTATATAGGTAGATTTGTTAATCTCCCCATACCGGTCGCTCATTACCATATTTTTTTCAATGCAGTTGGGCAAGTTGCTTTCCAATACATGCAAATTGTCCACTGCTTTGCCAATAGTGAAACGCAGCTTTTTGCGGCCGATATCCAATTGAACATTTATCACAATGTCGTACATTGTCAGGGCTTTTACCGCAATATCCCAAAACTCGTGCACATTGCTTTTGATATTCAGCTTGGTTTTCATGGTCTGGCTGAACACGTCTACCTCTATGCCCGGCAAATTTTGTAGAGTGTCCGTGTTGTTTTGGTAGGTGTCTCTGATAACGGTTGCTAGAAAATTTTCCAGAGAGCCATTTTGCAATATTCTGCGGTCGTAATAAACAGGAACATCCAGCAGCGAAAGCAGCGGCAAAAGTTTTAGCTTTTGCCCATCTTTCTTTTCCTGTATATCTGCTACAATGCCCTGGTAAAACGGCTCTCCTGATACGGTGGATATACGGGCGTAGTCTCCTTTTTGCGCTATAATGCTGGGTACTTCTATAGAGGTGGATTCCAACGTTAAATAATCAAACTGAATGTTGGGCCTTGCCATTGTAGAAACGCTGCGAAACTCCAGTCCCTGGGTAAATATCTCCATTTTATACGCTGCTTGCAAGCCGCTGCACCTCCACATAAGCGTCTAACAGCCCCGCCCCCTGGTGAGAAAATGTAATTTTGCTGCTCCCAACGGGTATTTCTAAAAAACGCGCTGTAGAAAAATCGCTTTTTTGGTAAAGATTTTGCACAAACCGGTTGTTATTGGTATACTCCGCAATTTCTAACGAAGAGGGGTCACTGTCCACCACCAGCTTGCTGCCTTGCGCTATCGACGCTGTTACCCCGCCGCGGGCCAATATCTTTCCGCTTTGCACCAAGGCCCAACTTGGGTTTACACACGGCCCTTTGATATGCAGCTTGCACGGGGATGGCAAAGAACCGTTGTTGCTTACTTCTATGCTGCCCGCCCGCGTATCTGCATAGGTATAATCGTAGGTATAATTGTAAATCTTCCCAACATTGGGGTCTATGCTTGTGGCATGTACCTCCAAGCTCTCGTACCAGGTGGAAAAGCATTCAAAATCCACATTGCAGAGCAACCGCTTGGTTGTTTGGCTGATTTCCGTTTTGTCTATCTGCGCAAGCTTACAGTCAACATAATACCAGGTGTTTAAGGGGCAATAACACAAAACCAAGGGCGCTTTTGCACAAAAGCTAACAAATTCCTGGTACACGCTATACCCTTTAAAAACCATTTCGCCACTAATCGTTTTCTGTTGCATCTCTTCATACATCTGCAAAAAGAAATAGCCCGCGGTTTCCACGTCAATGTCCAGCTTGTACCCCAAACCAGAGGGAGAATGAAAAAACGCGTCCTTTCGCATCAAGTCAAAGGTTTCCCCCATTTGGTTTTTTAACCTAAATTGCCGCATAACAGCCTCCTAGTATTCCCAGCCCAATTGCCGGTTTAGGTCGCGTACCACCGCGGCCCCGTCGCGCGGTTTATAGTTGTTAAAGTAGTTGGTTTGTGTAATCGCCGTACCCGTGCGCTGGTTGCCCGAAAGCGGCTGCACCATTGCGCGGCCTCCCATCATGGTTAATAGCTCGGGGCCCTGCTCCCCCACAATGGCGCTGCCAGAGGAAAGAATGCCGCCCTTTGCCAAATAGGGGATTTTCCCGATAAGCGGGATGGAAAAGCCAAAGCTTTTACCGCCCAAAACAGGCACCCAATCCGGCACGTCAAAATGAATCATATTCAGGCCGTTTATCAACATATTGATACCGTCAATACAGGCGTTTAAAATGCCTATAATGCCGTTAATAGGCGCTTTGATAAGCGCCACCAAACCGTCCATAAGGCCGCCAAAAATGTCCTGCACGCCTTTCCAAACCTGCTCCCAGTTGGCGGTAAACACACCGCGTATAAAGTCTATAATGCCGGTAAACACGCGTTTGATGCTCTCCCAAATGTTTTTGATATTAGCAAAAAAGGCGTTTACAAAGTTGCCCAATACGCCAAAGGCATTCGACCAATCGGTTGTAAAAATACCGTTTAAAAATTCGCTGATTCCGTTTAAACATTCTTTAATTTCTTCGCCAAAATTTGCAATCAGCGCTACAAACCCCACAATTGCCGCAATAATCAGGGCTATTGGGTTGGCGATTAAAAAAGACACCAAGCTGGATACCGCAGTACCAATGGCCGGCAAAACCGTTGTGACAAGGGTTCCTATGATGGAAATGAGCCCCCCAATCCCCCCGCTTATCTTAGATATGAGAGATAACACGGGACTTACGCCTGCAATCACCATTAACACGGTGGAAAGGGTCTTCATTTGGTTTTGGTCTAGCCCTGCTAGTTTTTGCCCCAGCCACTGCAAGGCACCAGCAATCTTTTCAATAACCGGAGCTAAAGCGTCGCCCATTTGGATTGCAGCGTTCTTCATCTGGTTAAACGATTTCTGCATTTTCTGGCCTGTGGTGGAGGTTACTGTGTCAAACGCCTGCTGGGTTTGGCCCGTGCTTGTGTTCATCTGTTTTAACATATCGTTAAACTCTTGCCCACTATCCCGTGCCAGCATCAGTGCGGCCGAACCAGCCTCTACCGAGCCAAACATGTCTTTTAATGTTTTGTTATCCTCTTTTGCATAGTCAGAAAGCATGTTTAAAATATCAGCCGTGGGGACTCCCTCGGCCCGCAATTGGGCAAACCCTTTGCCAGAAAGCTTCCGCAGGGCTTTGTCTGTTACCGAGCCGGTTTTGGAAAGCTCGTTGAGCATGGATTTTAGATAAGTGCCTGTTTCATCGGCTTTTATGCCATTTTTTGTCATAAGCGCATAGGCCGCGCTTAATTCTTCAATGGTAAAATTGGCCGAGGCCGCAATGGGTATTACCTTGCCCATACTGTTAGCAAGCTCGTCCACCGTAACTTTGCCGAGGTTTTGGGTGTTAATCAACAAATCGCTTATTTTCTCCGCTTCGTCCGCCGACATTTGATAGCCGTTGATAGCTGTTGTTAAAACATCTACCGCTTTTGTTAAGTCGGTAAATCCACCCTTTGCAAGCTTTACCGCATCGGTGGTAAATTGCACGGCTTTTTCCTGCTCCACCGAGGCTGATATGGCAGAATACACCGCTTCAGCAAATTCTCCAGCAGCAATTGCGGTTTCGTCGCTGGCTAAAAGAATGGAATCTTTGTATGTTTCAAAATCAGTTGCGTTTTTGTCGAGCAAGGTAGACGTTTTGGCAAAGCTGTCCTCAAACGATATCGACATCGCCGCCGCGCCGGTTAGCGCGCCCGCTGCAATCCCTGAAAGAGCCTTGGTTTTTTGCGCCATCTTGCCGGTTGCCTCACTAATTTTGTCTGCCGTTTCTCCTACTTTCGCTAACACGGCGTTGGACTTTGTCGCAGCTTTCTCTAGCAATTCTAATTGTTGTTCTGTTGCAACTATTTCTCGCTTTAAGCCGTCGTACTGCTCCTGGCTTATTTTCCCCTGTGCAAATTGTTCCTGCGCCTGCTTTTCCGCTTCCTTTAACGTATCTAACTTGGTTTTCGTTTCGCTTACTGCGTTTGCAAGTAGTTTTTGTCTTTGCTCCAGCAGCTCGGTATTGGTAGGGTCTAATTTTAGCAGCCGTTCAACGTCTTTTAATTCTTTTTGGGTGTTGTTAATCTCCTTATTCACACCCGAAAGCGCTTTGGAAAGCGGTCCTGTGTCACCGCCCAAAACAACGGTAATACCCTTAATGCGTTCAGCCAACTTTTCCACCTCCTGTCAAAAACTGCTTTAATGTGCCAGGCAATCCCTTATATGCGTATTTTTCTTGGTCGTTTGTCTGCTCTATCAACATGTCAAACACCATACCCATTGTCATGTCGTCTAAGTCTGTGCGTGAAAGTCCTAGCTCGGCACAGCGCAGCATAAATGTTGCCCCTGTTTCCTCGCGCACAGTAGGCCTTATTTTTTTTTAGGTATGGCGCTTGTCTGGTTGTTTAAGCACCAAAGCTCTAAAATATGGGGCAGCACTTCCCAAATGGCAAAGGTGGTAAATCCGTCCAACCATTCATCGGCCGTAGCGGCAATGGAAGAATCGTATTGAAACGCCATAATATACGCTGCATTTTCAAAAATCTCCAGGTCAACTGCTTTTAACTGCGCCTGTGCTTTTTCCTCTTCTACCGTATCTTCTGGCAATTGCATGGCCCTGTTATAAGCGTTTCGTAGTTTGTTGAGGTCTTGTACCATATCTCTGCCAATTTTGTGCCGGTAAAGCCGCGGGGTTAAAGCCGTAGCTTTAAACCCCACTTGTTTTCCATCAATCTCTAAAACTTTTTCCATCCTTTATGCCTCCGCTGCGTCTTTCATCCATACGGTTGTGTACCAGCTTGCCAACACCGATGAGGGCGTATCCGCGGTGGTATAAGACATGGTGCGCCCATCTGCTAAAGGCGACGCGGTAACGCTTGCCGTTTGCGTTTGCGGCTCGGTGGTCTCAGTTGTGGTAGCCAAACTGCGGCTGGGACGAGTACAGGTGCAGTTGTATAAAACATATTTTGTACCGCTTACATCTCCCTCTTCTTCAAACAGCAAGGCAAATTGTTTGGGCTGTGCAGTGGCGTTTTCGGTAATCACCTTGTCATTGGTGCTTTCCACATAACCAAAAACGTCTTGTAAAAACTTTTCTGGGAAATATGCTACTTCCAAATCTCCTGTATACCCGTTGTTTGCTACTGTGACAAAGTATTGCATATCGTCCGCATAAAACGGCGTAGTATCGCCGCTGGCTTCCAACGAGAAACTAACCGCGCCAGGAATTGCCACAGGAGATTCATAAGTGGGGGTATCGTCACTTTTTACAGCATAGTGTACATTTTTAATGCCAAATTTTACTTTATCGGCCATCATAACACCTCAATTTCATACAGTATTTGCCGACACGACTGTGTGTCGATATACGTTTCCGTTTTTTCCCAATAAAAAGAGGAGAGGGCTTTCTCCACCTTCTCCTCTGCTTGGGGTTCTTTGTATTTGGTATATAGCTCAACTTGAATATGGTTTATTTTTTGGTACACAGTATTATCTGCGCCAAAATTGTTGCTGTAAGCTACCATATAGCAAATAAAGGGCATAGGGGGCGCTTTTTTCTCTTCAAACGACCAATACGCCACCGGAAAGCCAGTACTTTTTAAAAGTTTTGCAATATCTTCCAGTTTCATCCCCGTATCGCCGCCTTTGCTTTTTGCATTAACGCCTGTTCCGCTTTTTGCACTGCCGGCAAAATATGCGGTTTTCCCTCTACTCTGCCACCATTTGCTTTTGCGTGCCCATGTTCTAAAAGATGGGTAAGTTGGTAATCGGTTTTGTTATGCACCACCACCCGGATGTCCTCCTGCCTTTCAAACGCCACGGTATCTCTCCAGCCTTTGCGGTAGTTGCCGGTGTCCACAGGGCTTTCCTTTTGAATCTGCGTTTTGCATTCTTTTGCCACCCGCTTTACGTCCGCTTTCAGTTGTTTTGTTACTTCACAGCTATATTCGGCCAGCTCTTTTGCAACGGTTTCGCCCAATCGAGAGATATCTATCTGTTTCATATGCCGCTTTTCCCCTCACAGTACAATTCTATTTGGTCGCTGTTGGGCACGATATACGCACGATAGATGCCAAACCGCTTGCCCTGCACCTCTATCACCTTTTCACTGTGATAATTCACTATTGCCGTTACCACTACAAACTGCGGGTTAAGCCCGTTTTTGCCGGCCTCGCTCCACTCCGTCCTGGATATAGACCGTAAGCTGCCCCAAATGGGCACTGGCTTTTCGTTTGGGCGAAAATCTCCAAATGAATTTTGCACAGCATCTTGAGCAATCAAGTAAAACAAATCATCCATTTAAAGCCGCCCCCTTTTGGGAAAACAGGCGATTATTTAACGCCCAGCGCAGCATACGCGGCATTTGGGCGTTTTGTTCGCGCCGTTTTCTATAAAGGTACGCCGCATACATTTCTATCAACATAGCGTCACTTTGGACTTCTTCAAGCAATATTCCCTCGGTGGAAATATAGCCCTTGGCCGATTGGATAAGCGCCAACAAATATGTGTCTAACGCTGTAGATGAAATCTGTAAATCCATTTTCAAAATGATTAAAATATCGTTATCATCCAAGGGCCTTTCCTCCTTTTTATGCACTAGCTTTTGTTACATTGACTGTATAAACCGACACTGCATTTCCCTGGGTTACTGTAATCGTCATGGGATGGGCTGCGCCGTCTGCCAGCCAGGTTACAGTGCTGCCGTTTTTCACATTTTTGCCGTTGTATTGTACTGCCACCTGCGCGCCTGCTACACTTGGGGTTGCTGTTACCACGCCAGAAGCCGCCGAAGCTGTTACGGAATAGCTGGTAACAGCAGGGTCAAATGCAGGAGTGAGAGTTTCTGCGCCAACATTCAATGCGTTCAAGCTGGAATTGTTGGCAATATCTCCTGCAAACGGCATAGAAGTAGTGGGCGCTGCGCCGTTGATGTTGATTGCTACAAATGCTTGCGGTACTACCGGCATACCGTCCGCGCGCTCTTTGCCGCGGAATACGGTATTATCTTGAATAAACTGCACCTCGCGGGAGAGGTCGATGCTCATGCTGGCGCGCTGCGCCCACAAGTACAAATCGCCGTAGCCGCCCACAATGTCGTAATCGGGCATAAATTCCAGTATCACAATGTCACCGGTTACCACGGGCAAGGTATCCGAAACACCCGCAACAATCGCGCCTGTGGCGGTAAAGGTGATAGCCTTGGCCTGTAATGCCGCCAGCGTTTTGCTGTTCATAGCCCAGAATTTATTGCCCCGTGCAAAACGGTTTGCAATGGCCGACGTCGCGGTGGTAAGACTAGCCCAAAATTCCGCACCGGTTTGGTTTGCAGGGATTTGAATAAGATTGGTGGTATGTAAGTCCGCCCACCCAGGGGCGTTTGCAGGGTAATCCGCCGGCTGTGCTGTTTGCGATAGACGGGTAACTATGCCCATTGGCATTTTAGAGGCAGCGCCCTTACCGTACAAAATTGCTTTGTCTTTTGCTAAGCCTATGCTTTCGGAAATCATCTCCACAATATAACTAGCCAGCTCAATGTCGCTGTCCTCCAGCAAAGAATTGCAAACCGGTACATAGCCAGCCACCTTGTAGCCGTCCAATGTCACTTGGTTAAACACAAAGGTCAGCTCGTTAATTGCACCGCACATCTCGGTCCATACCGCCTCGGGAATAGTACCGGCAATGGTTTGTCGCGCTTCTCCCCTTACGTTGCGCACGCGCACACGGTTAATCAGCTTGGAATAACGGTACATATTTTCGGCAATCAAATCCAAAAACACAACCGGAATTGTCAAACCGCCGCCTGTAATGGCGCGTTTTTGCTTCCCAGCCTCGCGCAAATCGTTCAAAAAGGTTTTTACGTCCTCGCGCTGCACAATGGTTTCTCTTTGCTCCATTGTCAAAGAATCAAACGCTCTTACGTTCATTGGCAGGCTTCTGATATTCATGTTCATATGGGTGTCCATCCTTTCTTGTGTCTTGGGTGTGGGGACTTTTGCAATTGTTTTTTCCGTTTGTCGTTCTATTTCGACCAAATCGGCCTCCAGGTTTTCAATTTCCGCAGATAGCGTGTTTTTGCTTTCCTCGTGCGCTGTTTTTTCCTGCTCGTATTTTTCAATCTCTTGCGCTACCGCTGTTTGCTGTTCTTCGTTTTCTGCTTCGTCAATGGCCGCCTCCAATTGGGCCTCACGAGTCAAAAATTGTGCGTCCAGCTTTTGCAGTTGTTCGAGTTTTTCCCTTTTGTTGTCAATGCTACGTCTGAGCATCAATGCTTTTAAAGCCATTAAAATTCCCCTTTCAGTTGTTTTTTCATTTGACAACGCCATTGTTCACGTTTTCTTTGTTGTATTTGTTCATAGTCCTTTTGGCGGGCTACCACGGCAGTATCTTCATAAGCTGGAAACGTTACAACTGATACTTCGTACAGCTTCACTTTTTTGATTTTCCAAACCGTTGTGCCGTTTTCCATCACCTCGGTGGACTGGTCTAAAATATCAAAACCAAACGAGCATTGGGTTACATCCCCGCGTTTCACCCGTTGGTACAGGTTCATCGCATCTTGGTCTTGTTGGTTGATGGTAATGGAGCCCCAAAGGCCCGTCTTGTCTGCCCTCAGCATCAGCGTTTTGGCAATGGTTCTCCCTAACACCAATGTGCTGTCGTGATTTACCAGCGCGCGGATATCGCTGTCCAACGAGCCATCGAATGCGTCCTCGTCAATGGTTTCAATTGCGTTTTCCCACATGCGGTATTCGCTGCCAAACACCGCAAAGTAACCCTCAATATACAGGTTCCCATCCTCGGCTCTGGTGGAAAACTTCCCGTCTCTAGCCAAAGCCGTCCTCTCATATGTCATACTTATTCACCTCCTCCCTTTAATTTATTTTGGTCGCCAATCATGCCGCGCGGTATATAGTTTTCCAATATCACCATGTCGTTTAGCCCTGCAACCGGCGGCAAGGTCAACCAGTCGCGCACTTCGTTTCCGCTCATGATGCCGCGCACAAATTGGTCGTCGGCCACCTGCGCCAATTCTTTTAAATCGTAATTGTACAAGCTTCTGGCATTAAACCGAAAAAACCAATTCGGGTTTAGCAAAAGCTTCCGTGTCAGCTCTTGCTCCAAGCTTTGCGCCAGCGGCATGATTTTAGAAGAAATAAAGTTGTTCCATGCATCGCGTTTAAACTCTCCAATGCCCAATACAAAGGGCGGCACACCCAAAATAGAGGCGACTGTACGCTTGTCCAACTGTACAAAATCAGCTAAAGCCAAATCGGACAAAGTAAGAGGCCGCACCTGTTCCACGCTAAATTGCTCGGCTGGAATCAGCCAAGGCTCCCCTGCTTGCGCTGTCTGAGCATATTCTTTTAACAGCCTTTGTCGACCCTCAGGGTTGGAAAATTCCTCTGTCATTGCGTCCACTTTCACAATAATAGACGGTTTCCATTTGGACTGCATGAATCCCTTTTCTGTAGCGGCGGCCTGTTTTAAGTTGTTTGCTACGTCCATTAAAGCCACCCTGTACCCTTTGCCTAGCCAGGGGTAATACGAATCGGGATTTAACACAAAATGCAGCATGTCGTCAGGGTCATGCTCCTGACCGTTTACTGCAATTTTGTAACCTAGCAGGCCGTTGGGAATAAAGGAAACTGCCGCTGCCGGTATTGGCAGCAAATCTCGCAGTAAGCCCCGCTTTGTTACAGGCTGCACCACGGCGTTTCCGTTGCCTTCCAACATCAAGGTTTTTACAATCCAATTGATAAAAGTAAAACGTGTCATATACCGATTGGGCAGAATGTCTACTTTCCGGCTCAATTCATTTCTTATGCGTACGTCACCATCTTGGGTATTTTCCATCAAGTGAATTGTCATGGAAGAAATTAAGCGCGCGATTGTGTCCACTGCGGTACAAACTTCTGGATTGTGCGACAAGCTGGTATAGCCTTGACACGTTAAGGTTTCAAATGCGTCTGTGTTGCACAGCCAAGCGCCCGTATTGCGCTTTTGCACGGGTTGTGCCCTTGTGGTTTGCTTCCCATTTCTTTTTTGTTTGCTCATCACTCACCCCACCATTTTTTAGCCGATTGGCTTTTATCTAAATTTTCCAAATAACGTATGCACGCAAAAACTGCCGCATCAAACATGTCAATGCGGTGTTGTGTCTGCACTTTGTCGTATTGAATCATGTCGTCAGTTTTTTCAATTGCCGCCACGTTTTCCACGCAATATTCAAAGGCTTCGCTATGGCAATAAAAAAGAGCGCCATTTTTTGCGCTCTGTTCAATATACCGAAATCCCTCGGATTTTTTGTAGTAATATTGCGGCTGGTCCACAATACGAAAGCCAGCGGTTCTCATGCCAATAAAATATTCCCTGCAAAATTTGCGGTCATGCCCTACCTGCTTGATGCGAAAGCCCATTTTCCGCATACTGATAAACCAATTGACTATATCTGCATGATTAACAGTAGGACTATTGCACATAGTCAGCCAACCATCGTCTCGCCACCCAAACAAGGGTATGCCGTCCTCCTCAGCTTTTACATGCGCTGCTACCACGGGGAAAAACGCGTGTGTAATGATGATGTCCACATTTTTGTAATGGCCAAATAACGCCGCTGCGGTTAAATCGTGCAGCTTGGAAAGGTCCGCCCCGCCATACCAATCAATCGGCAAACGGCTCAATTCTTTCAGGTTCCACTCGTGCGCTCTGTCGCTGCGTTTAAACTCGTCTATATCAAAATACGACTTGATGGCGCTGGTATAAATATTCAAGCTGCGGCTCAAAAAATCCTTACGTTGCTGTGGGTCATTTTGGGCTTGCAATGCCTCTTGCATAATATCAGAGGGACGAATAGTAGCCCCATAAGACGGATTGGCCTTTTCGTGCTGTTCACTGCTCAAATAGTCTACATTCCCGTTTTCATCCTGGTCGGCACGGGAAATAAAGCAAAACAGGCTGTCGTCCTGCACCGTGCCGCCAACCACTTTCAAAGCATAATCCAAGCGCCGGTAGCAAAAGCTGTTGGTCTCGTCTCCGGCGGTTGTAATGCCAATCATCAATTTATTGGTATACGCTTTCATAGCTTCTTTAAAGCGGTTGTACTGGCTGGCTTTTTTAAACGCATGTATTTCGTCGGCAATGGCAATGTTGCAATTAAAGCTGTCTTGTGCGTCGGGGTTTGAGGCTAACGCTTCTATGTGAATACTTCCGCAGGGCACGTCGTTATCGTCTAAAAACTGAAATTTTATGCTGTGTTCTGCATTGTTGTTTAACACCCTAAAGTCTTCTATCATTCCTTTAGAGCGTAAGCTGTGCAGAATAAACTCAAACGACTGGCACGCTTGTTTTTGGCTGGCTGCAACAATATAAATTGTCGCCCCGCTTTTTCTCTCTAAAATTGCCAGGCCCCATGCCAAGGCTGCAATAAAGGTGGTTTTTCCGTTTTTGCGGGGTATAAAAATAAACGCCTCTTTAAAACGGCGTTCGTTGGTGTTTTTGTAATAAAAGCCAATTAGGTTGTACACAATGAATACCTGCCACGGTTGCAAAACAAGCGGCGTATTCATCAATGGTTGACCGTCTAAGCTTTCACCCTGTTTATGCACCATTGTGCGCTCAATAATGCCAATTACCAAATCTGGCTCTTTGGTGTGCAGTTGCAAATCTTCTCGCTTTAAATCCGTTTGAAAGCGAATACACGCTTGCAAAACCGCTTTGCCTACTCGTTTTTTGCCCGTTACTACCTCTTTGGCATACTGTAGAGCAATGCTTTTGTAGCTTTTAGTTGCCAAGTTCTTTTAACGCCTCCACTAATGGGTTCTTTTTGCTTTTCAGGGACATTTCGTCTATTTTCTTAAGCCCTGCGGGCGTTAGCCCTAAATCGCGCCAGTAGGCAAGCGCAGATTTGTTCAGGTCGTCCCACATAACAAGCAAGGGATTTTTTGCCATATTGGTGGAGCCTCCTTTGTTGGTGTACTGTACCACCGATTTGCCCCCGCTTTTTATAAACTCCTTATGGGTTTTGTCCCGTTGTTCTAAGGTCGCGGCCAGCGTTTCAATTACCGGCAAAAACGCCTCCCGATAGGTGTTTACTTCTTTACATTGTGCAATAATTTTATCTTTCCAGGCGGTTTTGCCCATAAAATCACCCCTTTTGTCTAAAAATCTCCCGCAGTTAGAAAGAGTA